TATAGGGCATTAGATGTTATGGCTGTTCAAGCAAGGAATGCTAAGGACATCTTTGAGATTAAGCATTTGATTGAGGAAAAGAATCATGAAAATGGTGATAAGCCTTTCTATAAGTATATCACTATTGATAATGCAACAAGGCTTGAGGAAATGGCATTGCCTTATGCAGCAAGTCTATATAGAAAGACAGCTATGGGACAAAATTGGGGCATGAAGAAAGATAAGATTGGAAATCTTCTTAAAGACCCTAAAACTAATAAACCTGTTCCTGACCCAAAAGCTGATGTAAGACTCCTTCCTAATGGAGGGGGATGGCTGTATTTGAGAAATGCTCTTAAAGAGATGATTAATATGTTTAAACCTCTTTGTGATACTCTTATCTTAGTATGTCATGTTAAGGATAAACAAATTAAGAAGAATGATGAAGATACTACTGAAATGTCAGTAGATTTAGCAGGAAAGACTGGTGACATTATCTGCGGAGAAGCAGATGCTATTGGCTATGTATCTAGGCAAGGAAATAAGACTCTTCTTTCTTTTAAGGGTGGAGATAACAACATCAGAGGTTCAAGACCTTTGCATCTTAGAGAAAAGACATTTCTTGTAGCAGAATCTGATGCCAATGGCAATCTTAAAGTAGATATGAGCCAGATATTCTTAGATAATAAAACAAATACTGAAACAAAACCAGCTGCATAATACAGCAAAAATATTTTATAAACAACAAATTTAAAGCAAAACAACAATGGAAAAAAGAATTAGTTATGACCAGTTTATGGCAGTAAAGCGTGTAGCACAAGCAGTTAATCCTCTTATTACAAAGAGAAATAAGGCAAAGGAAGCTATGGATAAAGCACAGGCTGACTATGATAGCTTCAATGCTCAGGTAGAAGGCTTACAGTCAGGCATCAAGCAGTATGTAGGCTTTGATGTAGAGCAGCTTGTAAAGAAGGTTATTGAGCCAGCAGTTAATGAGGATGGTACTCCTAAGACTGATAAGAATGGCAAGACCTTGAAGGTTACTAAGTATGTACCTACAGATATTGTCTCTTATGATAAGGAGAACAGGCAGTATGTTATTACTGTACCTGATGCGGAGGAACCAAAGGAAGAGGTAGAGAATACTGAAGGTGCAAAGCCTGTAGCTGATAGTAATGAAGTTGCATAAACATTAACTAATAACTATGTATAGGCTATAATGTCTATACATAGTTTTAACAAGAAACAATTTAAAGATATATTATAGAAACAATGAATAAGATTAAGACAAGTTTTTCATTCCTTGCTATTGGCAAGACAGCAGAATCAAAGGAAGCAACAGAGTTCAAGCGTTATATTGGTGTAGGCGCAAGTAAGATTCTTGCAGTAAATCCTACTAAGGTAGAGCTTGACAAGATTATGGGTTATGAATCCCAGAATGAGCCAGAATATACAGGTTCTGATGATGATGGAAAGTGGGCAAGAGTAACATTTATTGTAGAGACAGACCCTAACCAGTGCAATGGTATTGATATTAAGAATAGAGTAATGTTTACTCTTAGGAACACTCCTGCATATAATAGAGATAAGACTAAAGTACAGGTTATTGATGACTATGGAAACTCTACATGGGCAAGTGTCGATGATGCTAAGGCAGGTAAGAAGCTTCTTTCATCTAATGGTAATCCTTTGAAGATTGCTGATAAATATCGTATGGCTTGCAGTGGTGAGGCAGACCTTGTAGCATTCCTTAAGGCTTATCTTTGCGTGGATGATGCCTTTAACTATGCTAATGGCAGTTGGAAACTTAAGCCTAATGCTGATGACTATAAGTTTGCCCTTGAGGATATCAAAAAATATTTTGATGGTGACTTCAGTGAAGTTAAGGATGCCATCAAACTTCAGCCCAACAATAAAGTCAAGCTCCTTTATGGTGTAAGGACTAATGATGATGGTCGTCAGTTCCAAGCTATTGCTACAAGAAATAACTTTGTATTGCGTAATTCAGCAGGCTCTAATGCCATTGCAAGGCTTGAGAAGGAACTCTTCAATGCTAAACAGGCAGGTAGTTATGCTTCTACAGAGTTCAAAGTACAGGAACTTGCAGAGTATAATGTAGAGCCTACAGACCTCTCACAGCCTGCTAATAGTGGTACAGCACCACAAGGTTCTGAGGATGCAATGCCTTGGGATTAATAAATAACATATAACCCTCTTCTTTAATACTATGGTAGTAGGTAAGACATCATCAAGTATATCAAAAGAGGAGATATTCAATTATTTCAGTGAGACAGAGGTGTTATCCTCTGTCTTTCCTGAGATAAAATCTCTTCCTACATTGATATGCTCTCCCTTAAGGAAAGATAATCATCCTTCCTTTAGTATATATGTAAACAGTAGCAATCATATAAGATTTAAGGATTTTGCTACTGGTGAGGGAGGAGGATTGTCTGACCTGTTATGTAGATGTTGGAACTGTTCTTTTAATGATGTTTTACAGAAGCTTAGCGATAAGCTTATAAGAGGAAAAGATATAGCTGTAAAGAGAAAATTTGATGGTACTTGTGGTATAAAGATTACTAAGTCAGAGGACACAAGAATAGAGGTGAGAGTAAGGGAATGGAGAGACTATGATATAGAGTATTGGACATCTTATGGGTGCAATATAAAGCTATTGAAATATGCAGAAGTTTATCCCATATCCCATAAAATCATCTATAAAGGTAACAAGAAATATACTTTTGGTACTCCAAAGTACTGTTATTGTTATGTGGAAAGAAAAGAAGGTAAAGTAACTAAAAAGATATATTCTCCTTATGCTAAGCAATATAAGTGGATTACTGATAATGATAAGTCAGTTGTAGGACTTTGGGAAAAAGTTCCTGAATATGGTGAGTGTGTTTGTATTTGTTCATCATTAAAAGATGCCATTTGCTTACGTTCAAACTCCAATATACCTACTATATATATTCAAGGAGAAGCATATAATATGAGTGAAACAGCTATAAAGGAATTGAAGAGAAGGTTTAAGACTATATTTATTTGCCTTGATAATGACAATGCAGGCTTGCTTGATGCACAAAAGTTAGCTGAAAAGACAGGCTTTACTAATATTGTTATTCCTCCTTTTAATGGCGGAAAAGATTTAAGTGATTACTTCAAGGTAAATGGAAGAGAGAAATTTAAGAAAGAAATAGTTCCATTATTTACATTAAAAACTGCAAGTAGCAGTATAAGAAGAAAAAAACATAAACAAATTAAAAACATAAAGAAATGAAAGCAACAGTAGTAAATACAGTAGAGAATACAACTAAAGTAGTAGAACTTCCAGAGGCAGTAACAGACCTCTTTGGACTTAAACACTTCCTTGATATTAGTGATGGTCAGTTCTTTGAGGGAACTACTCATACAGACCTCACATCAGATACACAGGCATTGCCACAGCTTCCTGAAAGTAAGAAAGAGCGTGGTTATGTATTCTTTGTATCACCTGCACAGAATAAGATTAAGAATGGCGCTTATACAAGGAAGGAGTGCTATGCTATCATTAAGTCTAATAACCTTGGTGACAAGATAAAAGCTAAGTATGGCAGGAACTTCACACAAGTAGCAACAGATGCTCTTAATGAAACTATTGAAGAAAATGTTGATGATGTAGAAGCTCCTACAGCATCAGAAGAGAATCCTGCACCAGTGGAAGATACAGACGCTGGTAAGATTACAACAGAAAAGGAACTCTTTCAGAAGATTGTAGATAAGCTTGCACAGCTTAACAATAATGAGGAAATCATAGTTGATGACCTTGTTGAGGGAGTAAACAGAGTATTCCCTACCCCATATTCAGTACAGGACTTGTCTAACATGCATAAGTAATTCTTGATGTTGTAAGTTGTTTCAGGCTCATTGTCTATTATGGCAGTGAGCCTTTTTATTTTGTTTTTGATATAAACTATAATGAAATGACTTTAGAACAATATAAAACTATCATTAATGCCTATCTTGATTTCTATCCTGATGATAGAGTTGATATTCAGATAGACAATGCCAACCTTAAACAGGCATTAGATGATGATGCAGATGGTAAAGAAG